TAAGGTTTCAAAGTGCCATAATAAAGTTGATACACTTTGGTAGTTTGCAAGTTTGCTATTTCACTAAACTTGCACTAACAAAAAAACAAATAGGAGCAATAATGTCAAAACAAATAAGCAAGGATAACAGAGAATACTGGTTAAAAAAATTATCTAGTAAGTTTTCTGATAAAAAAGAAACTATTGTATCATTACATCAAGTTGAGATTAATGAACAATCGCAAAATAACTTTCCAATTTTTAAAAAAAGATTAGGGATTGAGAAAGATTTATTGAATTACATTAAGGTTGAAAAAGACTTTAATGATTATTCAAAAAACTATCAAAAAAGACTTGAAGAAAAAAAAGATTTGGCAAGAAAACTTTTTCTTAAAGTTAGAGATAAATTGAAATCTTGGGCAGAAACCAGAAAATCTTGGAATGCAAATGATATACCAGATTATGATTATGATAAAAAGATATTTGATTTATCAGAGCAAATTGATATCTTTTTGAAAGATACTTGTAAGGAAGAAACCAAAGAGGCATTTTACAAGTCTAAAAAAGGTAAAGAGATACAACAACTTGAAGAGTTAGAAGAAAAAGCAACTGATCTATTACATAGTGATATGATTGGGTCAGAGGTTTTATCTCAAATCTCTCAAATTGCCAAAAAAACTAATATCAATATGACAATACCAAGTGAAACTCTAAAACAATTACCAAATGGTTAGTATTGATACATTAGTTAAAATTTACAATAACTTTGGCGATAGAGAAAATCTATCGCCATTGGGAAGTGCAGATGAAGAGATTATGTGGAATGACAAACTTACAGATAAACAAGTTAATTGGTTAGAAAGATTTGTGATAGTTTGGGATTATGCAACTAATCTAGATGTTCAACTACATAAAATAAGTGCTATGGCAAAAAAGGAGTAATAATGGTAAAAATAAATTGGATTAAACAAATATCAGATCAATTAGTTGGAAGAAAAATTGTCAAGATTGAATATTGTTCTAAAAAAGAAATGGAACATCAAGGTTGGCACAATCAACCAGTACAGATATTATTGGACAATGGTATTTGGCTAACACCAACAAGTGATGATGAAGGCAATAATGGTGGTGCAATTCACACTAATATAAAAGAACTTCCAATTATTCCAGTTATATACTAGAATAAAACTGACTAGTTAAACGCCCAACAATGCGAGAGTGGAGTTGGGCGTTTTTTTATGTTATTGACTTAATAACTTAATGGCAAAATCAGAGAAAAATCTTTGGCAACGAATAAAAAAGTTAAATTTAAAAGGCCAAATTTTTCGCATAGAAAGTAATACTATTAATGGAATACCAGATGTTTATTGGTTGATAAACAACAAAAGTATTTGGATTGAACTAAAGTCAAATGATGTCAAGAATTGTGGACTTACAAAGTTTCAAATTAATTGGCACTTAACACATTACAAGAATGGTGGCCAATCTTTTATCTTGCGAGAAGACCTCTCGCAGAGGACTTCTCAAAATTTACAACTTTTCGTGGTTCGTGAACCGAGAACACTGGTTCGTGCCTACTCATCACTCAATTTAAAAG